CTGTTTGTGCTAGGCAAGCTGAAGTGGGTTGCATTAGGTGACAATGATTCCCCAGCACTTAACGGAATTGACAATGCGCTGCTTGCTTTTGCGGAGGGCGATATGCTTGAGCGTTCGCGTCAGTATCAGAAAGCCCAGCTTAAATTTACTGAGGCTGCATCGCACATCCAGATTATGCGCGACCTAGAGAATGGTCAGAAACAAAACATTAGCCGCATAATCCCGCATACAGAGCAAGAAATTAACTTCCGAGATGTTGTAAGCTAATGCCTATACAAGAGAACAGCCAGCTTGACGATCAGATTGCCTTCGACGGGGACGTATCATTCTCCGGCGGTCAGGCAAGTAACGTGCGTAAGAACACGATTGCCGAGGGTGCTTACTCTATAGGGAAGAACACTGACTTCGACACCTTTGGCAACATTGTGAGCCGCAAAGGCGTGGCACAGCTTGTGGGAGATGTTGTTAACTCTGTTTGGGGCGGCATAACAACAACGTGGAACGCCACTTCTACTGTATGGACTTCTAACTTTACTGGGTCTGTTGGCTCTATTGCCTACTTTGACACTCCAGCAGTTGAAAAGATTGTTGTAGCAGAGTCGGATACTGCTGGTGCAACGTATAAGATTAAGATTGTTGGTGAAACTGGCTCTATTGCTGACACAGGCGGCACGTTTAGCTCAACAGCAGATTCAGTTTTCTTTGCTCAACTTGTTGGCCGGATGTATTACTGCGATGGCGTTGGGAATCTGGCGTACATAGACGATGCTTCTGCTTCTCAGTCGATCACGGCAGGGAAGGTGACAAGTATTGAGATTACTAACACTGGCTCTGAGTATAGTCAGGCTCCTGCGGTTACAATTTCTTCTGGGACAGGATCAAGCGCAACGGCTGATTCGGTGCTGGGGTATGGGGGGAAGGTTCAACGGGTGGACGTTACAAACGGCGGCAGTGGCTATTCGGCTGCTGCGCCCCCGCTTGTAACGGTTGCTACCAATCACAATAGTGGTAGTGATTATGCAACTGCTGTGGCGCACATATCTCAAACGCCATCTAAGCCTAAGTTACTTACCTCTCACACTAACAGGTTGTTTTGCACATCTGCTGACACTGCCGTACCCAGCGACACGCTTTATGTCAGCGACATTTTAGATGGGGAAAGCTTTGACATTATAGGTAATGCCATAAGAGTTGGTGATGGCACAGGCGATCCGATAACAGCCATAGCCTCTTGGTACTCCTACAACTTACTTGTGTTTAAGGAGCGTAGCGTGTGGGTTGTTGAGGCTAATCCAGCGGCAGCAGTTGCTGACTGGTCTATTAAGCTGATCAACAATAGGGTGGGTTGCGTGGCACACAGGTCGGTGCAACAGGTCGGCTCTGATGTGTTTTTCCTAGCCTCCGATGGTGTGAGAAGCCTGTCTACGATTGAGTCTGGAGCGCAAACAGATGTTTCCACCCCTATCTCTGCCCCTATAAACGACCAGTTCAAACAAAATACAGACGGGTTTCAATCTAAATCTTGTTCTGCATTTTACGATAACCGTTATTTAATTTCTGTATGCTCTGATGGGCTTCAGGTTCCGAATCGAACATATGTGTATAACACTGAGCAGAAGTCTTGGAGCGGGTTCTGGACTGGCTGGCAACCCAATGACTTTGCAGTTACAAGCTTTGGCGGCAAGACCCGTCTCCAGTTTGCTGATCAAACAGGCAAAATCTACACTTGGCTAAACTTCATTGAGCTTAATGACGAGTCTGAAAGTTTTTACCTAGACCAGACCACCCCTTACGAGACTGAGTTAGTTACTCGTGCTTACAATTTTAAAGAGATATTCGCTCCGAAAGCTGGGTATCAAGTTGAGTTCGATATGGACAATCAGCTTGCACAAGACCAAAAGGTTAGTTTCTTTTTCCTGAAAGATATGGACGGTTACGAGTCCCAAATCTTGCAGGAGACCGGATTTGAACTGGAGACTGAGGAGTTAGATGACCTTACCCAAACATTCCTAGGGGAGCTTGCGTCTGATATTGTGGTCGGGAACGGTAAGCGTCATTTTGTTAAGGGATTTAACCTTTTGAGCAAGGGCAAGTTTGAGGACATACAGTTTGTAGTGGCTACAGACTCTGGCCGACTGTCTTTGCACTCCGTAAAAACGTCAGCATTCCCAGATACTATTAACCCACAGCGATGACACACCCAGAATCCACAGTAGAAATGGCAGATTTCCTAGCGGAGAATTTGGACTTTTGTTCTGGCTGGGAGCGTGAGCGTTTGCTTGATTGGGTGCAGTGGTTCGTGAATAATAACCGTTATTACGCTGTCAAGGCGAAAGGGCAGCTAGTTGGGTTGACATTACTGCGGATGGTGGACACTGAGAAGCAGTGTCACGAGCATTATAAGGATACGGAAGGGGGCATTTGTTATGTGGAAGCCTGTGTAAGCAGGTTCCCGCGCTGCATTAACCGGATGTACGAGATGGTCTGGAACAGATGGTCACAGACCGCACATAGTATGGCGTGGATGCGCCATAAGTATAACAACAGGGCGACAGTTGTCGATATGAGCAGGATTAAAAGACGTTTTTTAGGATAGTAAAATGGGCAAATCAACACCATCAGCACCAGCGGCCCCCGATTATAGCGAGGCGAATCGCGAGGGTATTTTCGCAGACATAGATACGTTGCCAACGCGCCGACTGATTGAGTCAGCAGCGCGTCAGGGGACAATGGTCGAGTACGAAGACCCTCGGACGGGGGAAATGCGTACTGCGGACTTCAGAGGCTTCGGAGATATTGATCTCACGAAGGCTGAGATGTCCGGCCTGATTGATCTTGTCCCGCAGCTAACGCAAGCCCAGCTAGACAATCTCGTTGAGTTCGGCCCACAGTTTGTTAACGCACAGCGGGAGCAAATGCAGCAGCTAGACCCAGAAGGGTTTGGATTACGCGAAGACTTTGCCCGCAGACTCCGTGAAGGGCAAGGAACAGCAGAGGAACTGGCGTCAGGAACGCAATACGAGGAGGTTGGTGGTGCTCCTGAGTTGCGTACTGACACAGGCCAGACTGCCGAAATGCGGCGTCAGCTTGAGGAACAGGTACTAGACCAGCTAATGTCCGGTGAAAGGCTCACAGGGGCGCAGCAACGCTCATTAGAGCAGGGTGTACGAGGGGCTGCTGCCGCTCGCGGACAGGCTCTGGGAACTGGCTCTGGCTTACGGGAAGCGATTGCGAAGATGGAAGGCGGAATGCAGCTAGGTCAGCAACGGCGCGGTGAGGCTCTGGGCTTACTGGCAAGCGGCCAGACTGAAGCTGATCGCTCTAACGCTATGGCACAGCAATCGTTTGCTAATGCGATCCAGCGTGTGCAGCAGATCAATCAAGCTCGTAACGTAGGCTCGCAACAGCAGATTGGTGCTCGTCAGCAGGACGTTGGAAACATCCAGTCCTACTTAGGGTTACAACCGATTGCAGCGCAGGGTGCTGCGATGTCCGGTCTGCAACAGGGTGCGTCACCATTTACGATGCCTCAGATGCAGCGCGGTACGGGACTTGACGCTAACGCTGGAGCTAATGCCACTGGGTTTGCCAGCAACATATTTGGAACTCAAGCAAGTATTTACAATACGCAAGCTAATCAACCAACCACTGCTGGCGCACTGGGCGGACTTGCTGGTGCAGCTTTGGGCGGTGCTGGCGCGGCTGGCGGATTTGGCAACTTGCTTAACTTCAAACCCACTAAACCATAATGGCTAGAACATTTTTAGAAGGTCTTGCAGGCGGACTTGAAAAGTCCATTCCGCTTATTGTTGCTGCGAGGCAGCGTCAAAAAGATGAAGAGGACAAGAAAGAGGCAGAGGCTAAGAGAACTGCCGAAGCCCTGTCGGAGTTAAAAGCTCGTTACCCTCAGTTGTTTGAGGAGTTTGCCGCATCGTCAGCAACAACTAAAGACGAACCTGTTGTCGCGCAGGAAGGAGTGCCGCCTCTGCCGATGGCGGAGGGGCAAGCCGCCGCCCCCCAGCCGCAGCAAACGATACCGTTTGATGAGTCCACCCTCGGAGCGGGGGACATAAAAGGGTTGATGGGGCTTTTTGCTAGGCAGCGTGAAGAGGCTCAGTATGAGGAGGAAAAACAATACAGAGAAGGTCAAGCTGAGGCTGGACGCGAAAGACTTGCTCAACAGGCACAAATGGACAAGTTTGAAAGAGCACTAGGAAACAGGAGCCAAACACTTTCAAGAGCAGCATTATCTGGCGTAGATGCTCCCCTACAATCGCCATCACAAATGGTAAATGAGGCTTTGCTTGCCGCAGGCAGTCTTCCGTTAGACCAACGCGAATCTCTCACCAGAGATTATGAGGCGGGAGTGGCTGACTTGGGTGTTCAAGTTAATAAGAGTGTTTATGATCAGGAGCAGGAACGGCTTGAAGCGGCAGACTTTAAAGGGGCATTTGCTAACGCTGAAGGCAGGTTCAAGGCTATGTTTGAAAATAAGGAAGGAGTGCGTAAGGAGGGGGGCGTTTCTGACGCTGACATTGATACCGTTAGGAGTGCTCTAGCTAAAGTGTACCCCAATCTGAATAAATCTAGAATTTCTGAGGCTATTGAATCAGCCGCTGAAATTGTTCGTCCAGAGTTTCCAATACCTAAAATAAGCATAAACCAGAAGGTTTTGGAAAGAATGCAAAACGACCCATCACTTGTGACTAGCCCTAACAGGAGGGATTACGAACCGGATTCCGTAGAGGTTGACAGTTTGGTTAAGTCTCCGAAGTTAATGAGTCATCTTGACCGCTACAGAAAAGAAAATCAGGGTCAAGTTCCACCCCTAAATGACATTCTTAGCGGGAAGGTGGGGCAAGGGCAGGCTATCAGAGATTTAAAAGATCAACGTGAGCAAGACAGAATGGAAGGCAACGCTCTTGAGCTTGAGTATCTTACTCTGCAAAATGTTATGGGCAATCCTACGACCTCTTCCGCGCTGAAAAATAACGCTATGGGAAATGCCTCGGCGGAAGTGCGGCAAATGTTTTTCTTGGATCAAGCTAAGAAAAGATACGAAGACGGCGTTGCGGCAAATGCGGATGAAGAGTCGCAAATTAAAAAATACAAAGAAATGGCTAACATGTCTGCGGGGCTTACTGGCTCAAGCATGTCTGTTGGGCAGGCTCCGATTGATCCTAGCACTGGGCTACCTAAGTGGCAGTTCTTCTTGAGCAAGTCATATGAACAGGATACTGGGAAGCCTGTCGCTGTTAGTGTGGAAGTAATCCCTGCTCCGACAGGCATTATTCAGCTTACTCCCGCCGAAAGGGATTTAATGCAGAAGCAGCAAGATGACCTTACCAAAGCTCTTCAGCCTAAATTACCAGCCAGCGGCCCCGTGAGAACAATAAACATAAATAACAACCCAATACAGGTTCAGCCAGTTCCGTAGGGTTAGGTCATCAAGCGATATTCGCGTCATGTTTAAATACAAGCTTACAAACCCCGCAACTAATCAGTCTTTCGTAATAAGCTCCCAAAGAGAGCTTACAGAGGAAGAGATTAGGGATGCCGCAAAAAGAATTTTTGGCATAGAAGAAGAGTACAGCATAGGCCAAAAA